CCAGTTTGTAGGGGGATTCCATTAGGCGATGATGTTGGAGAACAGGAAGCCGCAGTCTTGAGCGGTTAAAACCTCGCGGAGGCTTTCGCCCACAACGACGGATTGGCCGCCGTCAACGCCCAGGGTACCAGGCGCCATCTGGGTGGTGTAGGTCCGGCGGTTGCCATATTCAGCGGTATAGCCAAAGGTTGCAATACCTTCGGTGGTAGACACCACGGGCTCTTGGTGAATAAAGGCAGCGTGCTTGCCCCATACGCGAGTCATAACAGGAGTTTGACCCTTCTTGGCAGTATTCACCCAATCTTCGCCAACAAAGATTTCCTCCAGCTCCAGTAGGTCTGCAACAGCCTGCAAGCTGGCGGGGGGAGCTGCAGCGTTGGTCGTCGGGGTGTTGCCGTACAAAGCGCTACCTAAACGAGATGTGACCTTGGGATTAAGCCTAAACTTGCTCCAACCAAGCCGCCCAAAAATGCCCTTATTTGGCCTAATCAACATGCCGTCAAACTTTGCCAAGATTGCATCAATAGGATCCGATGTTGGGTCAGACCATTGATCACTACCGCTTAACGTGACTCGGTTTGCTGCTGTATAGCTGGCGGTATTGAAAATTAAATCAGCAACACGCTTTTCGCGTGACTTATTCACAAGTCGCGTAGTGTTGATAGTGGCCTGCGCAACCGGGTCCCAGTTGTGCATATTGGACCTTGCAGCATTAATGTCAGCCTGAGGCACAAGATCCTGCAAGCCATGGTCGAGCACGAAAGACCCTTCTTCGGTTGCGCCGAATTCGACCTGGTTAGGGATACCTTTACGCCCAACCTGAGTGTCGGGGAGAATGTAAAAATCACCGCTGTTGATGACTTGATACTTAAACTCGCGACCCCCAACAGGAACGCGAGGAAGCACAAGGTCGGCAATCATCTTGCCAGGTGGAACACTGAGAGTGATTCCAGTGTAGTAAGGGGATACTACAAAAGGAAAATTCATGTTAGACATTAGATCATTCCGGGGATAGTGGGTTTAGGTCGATAGAACTTGATCAGCCCTGGAACGATCCAGGCACAACGTTGACAGAGCCGCTGGCATCGCCGACGACCCCGCTCTCCATTGCAATGCCGCCAGTTCGGACGTTGGTGCCAGCAGTTGCGGTTGCGGCAATACCGCGTCCAGTTGAGTCTGAAATCAACAACGCCCCACGGGTAACGGTTCCGCCGTAGGTGATGGTTGCGATTCCATTCATAAACACGTCAACTCGCTCACCAGACGCAACGGCAAGCACGTCAGAGACGCCAATGATTGCATCAGACGCGGCAGTGGCAACAACCACGGTTTGGTCATCAGAGCCGAATTTGACAAAACGACCATTGGCGCCAATGTCGGAGCCAGCGGTAAAGGTCTTGCAAAGGCCAGGATTCCTTAAAGGCATGGGATCGTCCTCAGTTAGTGGTTTTCAGGGATTCGCGTGCCTTCAGGAAGGCCGCCATGGGCTCCAGCTTGCGCCCCTGCGCACTCGCGTCAGCGATCAGCTCTTGCGCTAGTTTCCCGACCGCCACGGGGTCAGGCTCGACCGCTTTGACGGTCTCGGACTCTGACCCTTCGGGGGCCCCCGCCTGCGGGATTGCCGACTGCACGCCTTCAAGTCTGGAACTGCCAACCGTGGCCTGTCGCTGACGCTCGGCAGCGTTGACGGCCATAGCGGCCTCTGGCCCGGTAGTGCGGCCATCATTGGCTAGGCGCTCAATCAAGGCCTCATGGCCGGAGAGCGATTGCGCCCGTACGGCCTGGATTCGGGCGCATTCGGCAGCGGCACCAGCAATCAAGCCTTCAGAATGGCCAGCGGCGTGGCCCGCTGAATAACCCTCGGCAATAGCCTCGGTCTTGAGAGCAGCAGCGGCGGCAGGGAATGCCGTGGCCAGCTCTGCGGCAGTTGTGGGAGTGATCTGTTCAGACATTTTGGGTGCTTGGGACAGGATGGGGAGCGACCCGGTAGCCGAGTCAGCCCGAGCAATTAGCTCGGCAACAACTGCATCCATACTAGCAATCCCGTCTACCAGCCCCACGTCTACGGCTTGCTGGCCAATAAAGATACGGCCGTCTGCCATTTGTTCCAAAACCTGTTCGGTGCTTAGCCCCTTGTGCATCGCCAGATCCTGGACAAAAAGGCTGTAGAAATAATCGACCTGGCTTTGCATGTATTCGCGCCCCGGCTCGGTCAATGGGCCATTTTCGCTCGCAATTCGCTTGTAGCTGCCAGCAACGATCTCGGTTCGCACCACGCCGGCCGCCTTTTGCTGCTGCGAAGTGTCCACATGGGTCCCGACCACACCAACCGATCCGGCCACGTCAACACCAGAGGAGAGGTATGTGCGATCGGCGGCAGAACCAAACCAGACAGCGGCGCTGGCCATGGTCCCTTCGGCCAGGGTTGCTGTCGGCTTGACACCGCGCAGCGCCAGCAGGGCAGCTGCTGCTGATTGTGTGCCAGCAACTGCCCCGCCAGGAGAGTCCACCCGCACCAAAACCGCTCGGACGGCTGGGTCAGCCTTTGCCGCCTTCAAATCACGCACCAGCAGCTCTGCGGAGGCCCCCCCCGATACAGCCGTGAGCATGTTCATCCGCGGGGCCATCACGCCCATCAACGGGATCACCGCAACGCCACCAGGCAGCACCTCGTAGCCCTGAGGAGGCTTCTGCAGTTGCCGACCCATTGCCGCTTCTATCGCCTCCAGGTCTTGTTCTCCGCGCAGCCGCGCCGCGTAAATTTCGTGCAGCTGGATTAGCCGATCGGGCTCTATTGCCCAGGGCCGGCCCAGCAGGTCAAGAATGCTCATTGTCGGTCCTCGGTTGACTCGTCATCATCGTCATCATCGTCGCCTTCGAGGTCTTCGGGATCTTCAGAATAGTCGGGGTCCTTGGACAGCTCGCCGTTGGCCATTGAAGCCGCCAGCGGAGCCACTAGGCCATCCTTCAGTCGTTCGGCTTGGACTTTCGCTGAAACCTTGTGATTAGCCTCCCAGTCTCCGCCGTCATAGGCAATGGTCTCGGCTGGCAGTGTTGTGATACCTGTCTCAATTCGCTTAGCTGCTGCGCTTGCTTCCTTGAGCGGGTCAAGGGCCATCATGCCGTCGCCAGACCACTTAGAACCACACCACGCAGCACGGGCAATCGGATCGGTCAGGAAGCCCGGCAGGTTGAACCGGCCCAGCGCCACGGCATCGGCCAGGATCTCTTCGTAGATCGGTTGACAAAAGTTAAATGCTTTCCTGAACCGCCGCACTTGATAGGTTTTCCAGGCATCCATCAGGGCCGCCCGCGATGCCGAGTAGCTGGCCTTGAAAACTTTCATGACCACTTCCCTGGGCAGGTTCAACCCCACGGCCACTTCGCCTGTTACGGCATCAAAGAATTGTGTGAACGACGGATTGGGCCGGCCTGGTGCAGGGGTTTCAATTGTTTCACCTGGAAATAGGTTTACGACCTTTCCCGTTGCGGACTCCAGGACTCGATCAAACCCTAAAGCTTTTTGTATATACTTCTCTTTGGAGTCTTGGTCTAGCAGGTCGGTAAAAGATTCATGATCCATAGTCATGAAAATGGTATTAATTGCCGCATTCACCGCAGCGTCTAGCTCTGCATTGCTGTAGCGATCGGCCTGTTTTAGCTTGCCGAGCACTGGCGCTAGCCAGGGAATGCCACGGGTTTGCTGTGGACGCTTCATGCGCCATAAGTGCAATAAATTGTGGCGTCCAGTCGCAGGAGTGAAGAACTCAACCCTAGTCCACTTGATGCCACCAGGCTTGTAGGTCAGCGTTCGGCGTGGATGGCAATTGGCAATCCAAGCAGCTACTGGAACGTCGTCTATTTTTTCAATTCCTTGCGTGCATTCATTTGTGTCTGCTACTCTGTTTTTATTGCATACTCTGTCGGCTTCAATTACCTGCAGTGCAATGCGATAAGGCCATCCTGTGGGCACTCGTTTTGGCTGAACAAGCGCTACAAAAGCATCGCCCGAAACCAACTCAGCACGCTCTGTTAAGTCTTGAATATCGTAAAAATTCTGTTTATTGGAATAATCTGCAAACTTAGAGCTGGCCCAAGTATTAAAGTAAAGCTCAAACTCTGACTGGTACGCACGGGCTTCTTTGTCGCTTAACCCTAAGTATTCTGCATTAATAGCACTCTGAAGCGTTAACCCCGTGCCAATTGTGTAAGTTACTAAATTTTCAACCGCCCCAGTGGCAATTGGTTGATTGCGCTCTGCATCGCGGCACAGTCCACGCAGCTCGTCAAGCCCTGGAATTGTGTCGCTGTCGGCGTCAGCCTGGCCTGGGTTCCAGGCTGCAAACCTGGCAGAATTACCGATGTTGTTGATAATGCCATAGTCGGCCGGATCAGCGCTGTGGTAAGCGCCAAAAATGTTGCCGGCTTGGCTGGTTATTGTTTTTGCTGCAACCTTGGATTGAGCCTTAACCGTTTTTTGTTGGTTGTTTTTCTTGCTCATGTCACCAGCCGGGAACGATTGAACGCGTACGGGACCGGCCGCTTGCACGCATTGAAAGCCTTGTCACCTGTTCGTCCCAAAACTTGATACCGGCTTGCACGTCAATCAATGACGCCCGGCGCAGTTTGTCGTCGCCTACGGTCACCTCTTGCTGACCCAAAATCTGCTTGACGGCCTCTAGGTGGGCGTCTAGCTGCTCCTGTGCTTGTGAAAGTGTGATACCTGCCATGGGCCCAGTATAGCAACCGTGGCCTATCAATTCCAGCCGGCAAGGCTAATTTTGCCATCGGAGACAGCAGAGCCCCCTCCCCCTCCTGTCCCCGGCGCCTGGGTGCCCAGGGTGCGGGCGAGTTGGGCCCACATGGTGCCTGCTGCGTAACGGCGAGAAACCAGCAGCAATCCCACATAGGCCATCCGCGTGCAGTCGCCGCCTTCGTCTTGGGAGCCTGGGGGCAGGATCCAATGGTAGTCAGTGCGTGCCCGGTTTTTCGGGACGTACACCCAAGGGAACAGCTCCCGAAGAAACTGATCTGTGGAAGCCTGCCCAAAATGCAGGTATCGAGGACCTGGTTGCTCAACCCGCAACATGGCCCTGAGGTGATCAACGCTAGCGCCGTAGCCAATAATGTAAATCTTAGGCCCGCGTTTTGTCATCATCTGATTTTTTTTGTTGACGGCAACCGCCTTGCCACGCTCAACAATTGGCAAGCCCTTGAAACCAGAGCCCTTTGTTGCAAGCCATCGGCTTGATCTGGTTGCGCAGAAATCAGCAACGGCCTTGCTTGACCTGCCGCCGTGGTCAACACAGCCCAAAGTGACGCGCATCTCTCCCCCGTCCTGCCGGCGCCAGCGTTTCTCGCTCATAAGATCTAGCTGCTCCCATACCTGCGGCTGCTGGGGGTCCCCCTCGATCTCGAAGTGGGCAATGTGCCACCCTTCCTCGCCGGTCCCCCAACCCCAGAGGGTGTAGACCAGCCGCTCACCCACGGTGCCGCCGCCGCCCTGCACGTCCACCCCATCGGTCAGCAGCAGTACCCCGGTTGGAATGTCCCACTCCTCGCCGTCCCATGGGTAGTTATTGCCGAAGCCTACATTTTTTCGCCGCTCGGCTAGGCCATCGCCGGTAAGTTTGCTGGTGATTTCATCAGCCCATGGCACCCCTAAATCTGTATTATGAAATGTTTGCATGGGCGCCACGTTGCCCATTTTCATCTGCTCCAGCGCCACCCGATGCCGGGCCACCAGCTCGGGCCACATGGCCGCCCGGTGGTAGCTCATGCCAGGGCCCACCTGCTGTGATCGCCAGATCGGCACACCGTTACGCAATACCTGCTTGCTGCGATCCAAGCCCAGCGGGCAGGCCCAGCCAGCAGCCTTGTCCATCGAGTACAGGTTGCTGTAGTCGATTGGGGTTTCGCAATGCTCGCAACGAATCCGCCCCTCATTAGGGCCGTCCTTTATGAAATTCTCCCAGCGCAGTTGTTGATAGTGATTACAGTGTGGGCATGGATAATATCTATATTGT